GGTTCTTAAACCACGGATATTCCGAAGAAAGTTCCTTAATAACGCGTACTATGTCGTTCTCTAGCAGGTAATCGACTTCATCGTCTGACAGCCCTAAACCGGACTTAGAGATATTCCTGCCCACGCCTATAGTTTCGTATCCGGCAGAGCAACGGTAGACGTGGCTTTCTACACCCTCATGCCGTTTCAACATCTCAAGTAGCTTTTCGGTCATAGCTGTTTCAACAATAGTATCAGTTGCGCAAAGTCGTACAGACTAACCAGCGCTTTTGGTTACGCCGTCAGCGGCGTTTTCCTCGACTTCTTCTTCAGCTACTATGTCGTCTATCGTGTCACAAACATCTTCTACTACAGCACCTGTAGTCATTGTAAGCGCGCCACGGCCTACTGCTCGAATGCCTTTGTACATACCAGAACAGTAAATCTCTTTGTTTTGGATAACTTGCTCTACAGAGGCGCACGACGCCATAAGCAGGGCTACACTAAATATCAACGCCAGTTTTGCCATTTTTCTGGTCCTCTAGGAACTTAGTTAAGCGGGCTTTATACCCGTCCATAAAGTGGTCTGAAACACGGTCTTTAACGCCACGGTCTTTCTTACGCAAGTACTTAGACGGGTTTATGTAGTCCACGCCGCCGTTGGAGAAGTATAGCATCTCTTGGGACTTGCTCGGTCCGTAGCACAAACGGGGTACACGAGCGACTGCATCACTGCCGTTTACCACAGAAATCTGGTCGTCGAGCGTAAGCGGCTTTTTAAACCCCTTGAAGAACGTGTTTGGTTTACCAAAAGTAATGACGCTCAGGTTATCGTGCTTACCGTTTAACTTAGCAGCGGACAGTTCTGCTAGTGCCCCACCGAGGCTATGCCCACAGATTAGTGTGCGCTTCTTATAGTCTATGTGCTCTTCGATCTCACTCCAGACAGACTTATGCGCCGCTACAAACCCGCCGTGGCAGAGCCTACCGGCATACGGTAAAGGCACAGGGAACAAGTTAAACGCCCAGTCCCCCACCTGCTGAGTACCACGGAACACAATGATGTCGATGGTTTTGCGCTTAACAACAAACGCCGTAGTCGAGGTCAGGCCACACTCGATCTTGATCGCATCTTTGTTCTTGTCGTTGTAAGCCTTCATAGACCACGAGCAGGCCATTGTTAGCAGGACGGGATCAAGTTTCATTTGTCAGCCTTGCTCTCAAGTCGCTTGAAGATAGCACCAAGCATCTCTTTGATTTCTCGTATGTCTTCGCGGTAGTCGTCTTTAGTAACGTACTGCATAGGTATGGATTTCATTTCGGCGTCTATACGGTCAAGCAGAGCAAACACGCGGTTAACTAGCCAACCGACAACAAACCCTGCTACTGCTATCGTTACATTAAACATCACTTGATAATCCATCACACTACCCTATCGTTACAGCCGCCATAAAAATTGCAGAACCCGCACATATCGCCAAAGCGACCAAGGCAATGAGTAAGTTCTTTATCTCGCGTTGTCGCTGTAGCTTCTCGCGTTGTATCTTCAACAGCTCACGTCGAGCCGCCGCTCTGCGGTCACGCTCCTCGGCTCTTACCCGTAGCATCTTGTGATACAGCGGAGTCTTGCCTTGCGCCATAAACATTTTCTTGATTTTTGCCTCATACTCATCACAGGCAATCTCAGCTTGTATCACTTTCATAGCATAGGACTCTACGGACTCTTCCCCGTAGGCCCCGGAAGGCTTGCGCCTGTGCTCTTCTTTGGCTTCTTGGACTTTCTCCTTGGCATCGTAGAAATCGCCAATTTGATCCATTAAACCGCTAGCCTGCTGACCCGTATCAATCGCAGACTGTATGAGGTCAAAGGCTTTTTTAGCCGCCCCTAATGCTAGTCCAATCTCGATCATTACTTACTACTCTGGTTTAAGCTAAAGCGTCTAGCTCGTCATGGGTAGTGCAAGCGTTAATAGCCACGATGCTCGCATCTTTTACGTCTTTGGCTGTGCTAACGGCAGCGGTATCACCAGAGGAATCCTCTGCTTCAAGTCTAACCTGCTCGTTGGCAACCTGTGAGTAAGTGGCTTTAGCTGCGCCAATCAAGCTGCCTTTGCGCTCATCTACAGTAATGTCTTTAACTGCATAGACAATCTGCACCGGATCGGTAGTCAGATCAAAGGTGTGGCCGTCATAGGACTGTCGATTAGCCGTAATAGTAGGCTTCACTTCAACCGCTGACTTCCAACCAGACTCGCCCGCAGGAGGCTGCGTGTCCCACACTTGTGTTACTTCTTCGTTCACTACTTTTGCGAATAAAGACATATTAGTCTCCTTATTAAGGAATTAAGGTTTTGTCGTCGGAAAGTTTAATCGCTAGGAGCTGAAGCAAGTACCGCCTCGTAAGCTTGTTGCCCTTCCATTGAATCTCTATACTCGTTAAACAAATTTAGTTCTTCCGCTGTAGGGTACTCTTCCGAAATATTTGCTAGCGCCCAATTTTGCAATACTTTTAATTCTATAGTCTCAAGACAATTTCTGTTTAGGTCTATGTTTTCCGTTTTCATACTCATAGTTGTGTTTCCCTAATCAAAATATTGATAATTGCAACCAGTAAGGTTTTTGTTTGCGGTTAGTCCGGGCATAGCTTTTGTTACTATAGTGTGCCCTCCTGATCCGTCTAAGGTCATTTTAGACATACTGTGTTGGTACGGAGCAACCGTCTGTCTGTGCCATATATACATATCTTTTCCGGCCCCAATGACCATCTGTATGTTTTGGTTGCTCCCTATAGCAGCCATCACATCAATAGCCCAGTCTATATTAAAAGAAGTATCACACTTAAAAACCACTGCTTGTGAATTGGATGAACAGCAAACGACGTTTGTAGAAATAGCCGTAATGCAGCTAGTGCCGGGATTAGCACCACCACTTGCAGCTCGTATGTCACCAAAAAAATCAGAAATAACAACTGTTCCACCCGTCGCGGGGGTATACATATAGTCTCCATAGCCGCCTGTAACGAGTAAAGCTACGTCTTTAGTCACAGGTGCAATACCTTTGACTCGCGGGTATGACTGGCTAGAGCCAAGCTGAGACGACGAAAAGGAAGGTGGGTTGTAGGGGGTTTGGTCCTTTGCTATATAAACGTACTGTCCGGTACCCCAACTAGCACCCATATTAACCATATAATCGCCAAAAGTAGGGTTGGCTATAGTATCGCGTTGCAGCATCCGCGTTAGTGGGGCTGTGGTTTGGTGAGCGGGCTGTCCTTGGCTATAGGTAGTCGTACCTGCACTGGAGTTAAAAATAACATAGACGTTACTTTGTCCAACATTGTAGTGAGGGTAAGTTGTGGTCATCCAATTAGAAGCATCAGGATTGTATGTAACTTGTCCGAAATAGCTTCCATAAGTAGCGTATCCTTGAGGGTCCATTCTATAATAAGTGGCATTGTTAGAAGAACTGACAGAGACCATATTTTTATAGGAAGAAGATGTCGTATTGGCGCTAGCCAGAGCAACTATTGTACCTCCCTGCGCCTCACATATATTAATATAACCGGCACCCCCTACACCCGCCATATAGTTTGAGCTTTGTTGACCAAGGGATGTAATGGTATTAGTTTTAAAATTGTATATTTTATGGTCAGAGGTATAGGTGCTGCTGTAATAAGGAATAAATATACGTTCCCCGGTAAAACCTGCGGTTACCCCCTGAGTTGGCCAAATACCTTGCTTCACATAGTCCGCAACTTGGTCCATAGTCCAAACGCCGGACGCGGCACCATCTTCCAATGGCCCATCTGGCACTGGTCCGTCTTTAGTTATAAACCCACCGGGCCACTTTCCACTCATTTGACTCTCCGAAGTGCTTTCTTCTGGTTAAGGCGTTCTTTGATCGTAGCAAAAGGGGCATCCCAGTCACCGAACGACTCTTGCCGCAGTAGCTTCATTGTATCGTAGTAGGGGCAAGTATCGCCCTCCTGCGCGTAGAAAAAGTAAGGCATGACCGGGATGATCGTCCAAGTCTCAACGCCCATTGCAGCCGCTAAGTGGCTGACTGAAGTACAGGAAGAGATAACCAGATCACACGAGGCCGTAGCCTGTCGGGTATCTTCCCAAGAATCTAGCGGAACCTGCTTAACCCAAGGCGGGCAAGCCTCCGCACCTTCATCGCGCTGTAAGGAGATAAACTCCGCATCAACGTCTTTCAGGGCATCAAACATAAGGTCATACGGGAACTTCTTCTGGTGTTCTGCTTCAAACGCCATCTGCCCCTGCCACCGTAAGCCAATGCGCTTTCGGAAACCCTTAATGGTCTTAGGCTTAGTGATGTACGCCTCGCCAGTCAAATCCTCTAGCTCAAAGCCAAGCGGGACTATGGCCGACATGCCCTGCACATAGAAGTCGTGATAAACGCCCTGACAGCAATCGTGCTGAACAACCGAGCTTACCCCCTCAACGTCCACAAATAGTGAGGCAAGAGGACCCGAGCAGGCTACGATAACCTTGCACCCGCGAGCAGCGATGTGCTTAGCAAACCGGACTTGGTGTATCTGATCGCCCAAGCCGCCTTCTAAGTTAAGCAGCACTGTGCCTTTAGACTTCCCGTCCCACGGTGATGTAGGTGAGTTGGGCGGAGGGTTACCAAAGACTCCCACTATCCGGCCACGATCCATTAGCTGATAGCCTTCCTGTATTTTGCCTTGACGCAACAAATACCACCCACGGTTAAATGCCGCTCGATGGTTATTTGGTTCTTCTTTTTCAATCTTCTGGGCTAACTGCCACCCCTCTGCAAAGCTACCCATCTTAGATGCCGTTAACTGGAGGTCTAGGTCATGTATCTCAGGCGTTGTGCGGGGCGTGTCTAGCCAGAACTCAGGCTGACAGAACGTGCTGTAGTGGTGCTTTAATACGTCTTTAGGGTCTTCATTGTGCTGCTTGGCAAGCACAGGCTGAATATCGTGCATACCTTCGTAGCCGTGTATCTCTTCGTCATCTTCTTGGACGCTCGTGCCGTCAATAGCCTCAAAGTCGTAATCAAAGTCGGGCAGGTCCAGAAAAGCGTGAATGCGGTCAAGCTGAGACTTAGGGTCAGCAATGAGGTCATCGTATTCAACTAGGCAAAAGCACTCTGGATCGTACTGATAGCCGGTTTGTAGCGTAATATAAGCGGCCTTTAAATGATCTGATAACTGCCCAGAATAGATAAAATCATCAAGATTCTCAGGTTTAGCGACACGCACAAAAGAGGCCATGCACTCTGGTATAGAGCGCACAGTGGCAATGATCTTAGGCTTAGCGCCCACCACTTCAGTCATCGCCTGCATAATCTGCGGGATTGGCCAACCACGGCCCTTGTCTATAATAACCGGCGCTGCAACGTCCTCGTAAAACGCGTCAATGACCCCGCGCATAGAGTTAACCAGTATCTTGTGGTTAGCCTCGTCCGCACGCAAAAGACCCGTCGAGTGCCACGTATTAGCCATCCCATCCAAAGCAAACACCAACCCCGACGTGGTGGAAACGTGAGTCTGTTTGTTCTGGTTAAGTATCGCCGCAAGTACCGTAGAACCTGATCGGGGTACGCCTGCCATAAAATGTAGCTGTTTTTTCATAGTCATGATGTTTTGGTTATGGTGATTTAAGCGCTTTAGAGTCAGAGTACCCTGCCGCCACACTTAACCATGTAGTCAGCGCGCCTATTTGTACTGGAGAAGAATAATTAGTAGTGTTGTTTGTTCCCAAACGTCCATTAGCATTAGAACCACCAATCGCCCAAAGAGTACCGTCGGTTTTAGCAGCTATGGAATGTTGATACCCTGCCGCCACACTTAACCATGTAGTCAGCGCGCCTATTTGTACTGGAGAAGAATAATTAGTAGTGTTTCCTTGTCCTAGTTTTCCATTAGTCCCCTGTCCCCACGAGTAAACTTTACCGTTAGTCTGGGTTGCTAGGGTTTGGTAGAGTCCCGCTGCAACCTCTAACCATGTAGTAAGCGCCCCTACTTGTACAGGAGACGAGCGTTTGAAGGAAAATCCGCTGTCGCCTAAGCCTAATTCGCCATAGGTGTTATCCCCCCAAGCCCAAAGAGTGCCGTCAGTTTTTATCGCTCGACAGCCCTGAGTCGATTGTAACTTAGCGAGGCTACTCCAGTTAGTAAGAGAACCGATTTGTACTGGGGAACTACGGTTAGTGGTGGTTCCGTCGCCTAATTGACCAAGATTGTTTTTCCCCCAACCCCAAAGAGTGCCATCAGTTTTTATTGCAAGCGCAAAAGCCGAACCTCCGTCCACTTTATACCAATCGGTAAGGGCACCTACTTGTACGGGAGAAGAGTAGTTAGTAGTATTGCCTAGGCCCAGTTGGCCGCTGCTGTTAAGGCCCCATGCCCACAAAGTACCATCGGTTTTAATGGCAAAGCCACTAAATTTCGTGCCTCCTACCTGAACCCACGTAGTAAGCGCACCTACTTGTACTGGAGAAGAACGATAGGTTGTGTTACCTGTACCTAGTTGGCCAACGTTATTACGCCCCCAAGCCCAAAGAGTGCCGTCATTTTTTACTGCGATACATCCATCTTGTTGTGGGGCTATTTTTGACCAGTTAGTAAGTGCACCTACTTGAACTGGCGAAGAACGGGTAGTCGTAGTGCCGTCGCCTATTTGCCCGTAGGCGTTCCAACCAAAACCCCATACTTGACGGAGTACGATGGGTTTAGGCCACCCAGAGTCCCCCTCATACTGACCTTGGGTCTCTAAAGACCATATTCCAGACGCAGAACCGCCTTCGCCGCCAACAGGGCCGACAACAGTAGGTGCAGTGGCAGAGATAACCCCACCTTTATAGCGCATTGACATATCCTACTCCTTACGAGCTAGAGATGGCTTCGTAACTAATCGTAAAAGTAAGGTCGCTTGCCGTTCCGCTTGTCACTACGATGGATTGATTTTCCATTAAGTAGATCGCTGTAGTTTTATCAACCACGATAAGCGAAGCGTCCGCAGGGACAGACACCGTAGAAACGATAGGGTATGCCGTACCGCCACCTGCTGCTGCTGAGTTAACAGTAACCGTGCAGTTTGCGGCGCTTGTGCCATCGACGTTAGCGCAAACGATCTGGTTGATTTTAAGTACGTCACCAGAAGATGCCGCGTTAGACAAAAGCACGTTAGCACTAGTGTTTGACGGTGTCAGGTACGTTGTATTTCCTAAAATACTGGTTACCGCTACTATATTGGGGTTTGCCATTATGTTTCTCCTAGAATCCCATGACCATCGCAAGTGCGATTGAAAGTCCTGCTGATATGCCACTGGCCGCAGGAGTCGTTGACTGCCACGTTGTGCCGTTTGATGTGAGTAAATTACCGGATGTTCCCGGTGCAACAACTTGAACCGCAGAGGTGCCGTTACCAAGGACCACGTTGTTAGCTGTGAGTGACGTTGCCCCTGTACCGCCGTTGGCGACAGGGAGGGTTCCTGTAATTTGCGAAGTAAGGTCAACACTGCCAAGAGTACCGCCAAGTGTAAGGTTGCCTGAGCTAGTTACAGTACCTGTAAGGGTAATGCCGTTAACTGTGCCCGTACCACCTACGCTAGTAACCGATCCACCGGTTTCAGTAGGGTTAGCGTTAAGTACCGCAGCGCCTGCGCCTGCACCGTCTGTGACGACCATGACTTTAGAGCCGTTGGCTACATTAACCGTAGCACCTGAACCCTGCTTGATTGTGATGATCTGACTGCCTGTAGTGGCGTTCTCAATCAACCACACTTTAGAGACAGTGTTTGGACCAAGCGTCACCTCACGAGTAGCCGTAAGAGAACCCGCCGAAGTAATCTTTAAATAAAACCCGCGAGTCGCGTCTGCCGTGGCATCAGGCATAGTGAAAGTTTCGTTGGCATCAGCAGACATCTGTTTCGTGCCGTAGCTAAAACCGTCAGTGATTAGCTCAAGGTTAGTGTTAGTACTGGTGCCCCAAGTGCCGTCTTCATCACCCGTGGTGATTTCTTTGAGCCGTAAGTTATTTACATAAGTAGCCATCTAATTTCTCCAGTATCTACACTAACGTGCTGCCGCCAGCGGCGGGGATGCTTGTCGCGTAAATCTTTGTATTCTGACGTAAGTTTAGTGTTTCGCCGCAATCTGAGCAAGTATCGGCGGTTAATTCAGCCTCGTTCACATCATACCCGCAGTTGCCACATAACACTTCAATTTCATGCTTCGGGTCTATCGCGTTGCCCACTGTCTGTGCTGCGTTTACTGTTTTCATGCTGCTATTTCCGTCCAA